TTGAACTCGGGAAGATCACTTCCTTCTGCACTCCCAGTGCTCTCATCGCCCCCAGCGACCTCATCAACGGCCCCGCCGTCATCGACAACAGAATCCATAGCCTCTTCTGCTGCCATCTGTTCGTCAGACATTTAGTCTCCTTATTGCCCCATCTGGGACATGATACCCTCTAATCCACCAGACTGTACCATCGGCTTCCTGCCCTGCGGCATCGGCTTCTGTGCTCCCTGCTGCGGTCCGGGAGGAGCTCCACCCGGTGATCCTGCGATGTTCTGCATCTTCTTAATAGGATCAGCGTTCTGAACATTCTTCTGCATCTTTTGAACGGCAGTCTGAAGTGGCTCTTCCCACTTAATGCCAAATGAGCTTTCCATGAACTGGCCAAAACTCATATCAGCACTCATCTGCCCTGACTTCTTCATAAACGCTGCGTCCGCTGGATTAAACGGACTTCGATTCGCACTCATTGGATCTTGTCCACCCTGTGGTGGTGCCCCTTCCGGGGGTCGTTGCATATCAGCCATTTAACCTCCCTGCCCTGTCTCTTGCATATACCGCTGGGCAAGTTGCGGATTCTGTTGCATCAATTGCTGCTGTCTCGGGTCCATCTGCTGGCCACCGCCCTTTGCAGCTTGTTCCCGTTCATTCATTCGCTTGATTATCTCAGAAGCATTCGGTATTTGCAAGAACTCCAATACCGCTTGTGGGTCTATAGCCTTCATTTGCAGCAATCTCAAATATAGGTTCGCTCTCGCCTGTTTGTCCATCGGCAACATCGAGTCAGTCTGGATCTCAATATCGAAGTCAAAATAGATAGGATCGAGATCTCCGACATCATTGAAGAATTGGAGGAACTTCTGATAATCCTCGTATTCCCTCTTGTACTCATTGAGAATCTTGAGGTCTTCTGGGTCCGTGAGGGGAACACCAATGTCCTTGACTACCGCCCGTCCAGTCTTGGGGTTGTAATCAATACGGTCGGGAAGTGGCTGTGGCTTCATGATGTCGTTCGCCATCGCCTTGTCATTGCCGTACTCAGCGTACTGACGTATCCCACCCTCTTCGTAGTTCACCGTCCTCGGAGTTTCGTAGTGCTGCAACACAAGTCTCATCAGCATGTAGTAAACACGCTTCAGCGACCACTCAAGGTTCCTCACGCGCTGCCGGGTTCTCGTGTGGCTGGATTCAAGGAGAATAGCGATCTCGCTTGCACTCTGCCTCTCCTGCTTTCCGACATTACCCTTAGTAACATCTGTGACACCAGATACCTCTTCTATGATCTGCGGAAGGATCGTGAAGAGGTTGAATACCTGGGGATTAAGCTGTGGCTCCATGAGTGGCTGAATCGGAGGACGTCCCATAGCCGACATGCCGTCAAAGGTGAACGCCTTACCGCCTTCCCAGTACTGGCTCTTGATCATCTCTTCGTCGATCATCGTGGAAGTGTCAATAAGGATGTTGGGATTGTGGTACCGGCGTACATACTCGCTCAAATACTTCAGGAGCAGGTTTAATTCCTTGTGTAGCCCCTCAATCTGAGTGACCTCGCTCATTCCTGTGAAATCATGCGGCTTGATATAGTCCCACATTTCTACATAGGGCGGTAGGTTGTGTTCGTCCTGTGCGGCCTCTTCACCAAGCCACTGCTCTTCTGTGAAGTAACAGATCTTCCCATAAGGGTACTTCTGCCGTTCCTTCTTCACTTTCTTAGTGCCCATCTTCGGGCGCTCCATTACCTCACCGTCTTCCTCGTACTCTTCAGTCTCGTCGGTTTCGTATTCCTCTTCCTCAAAGAACTCTTCATACGCATCGTCATCGCGGGTCCACAGTTCGTATACAGTAACGAAGTAGCATTCACCTTGGATGTTGTCGATGTCGCCAAATTTAAAGTTCTTCTTGGCCTTGTCACCGTCGGTCTTGTCTACGGCACCTTTAACTTCTTCTACATCGAAGTACTTCTTGACCCAAGCAATCGGCTTGTCGGCCTTGACACCACAGAAAGGAGCTTCCCACACCGTGTCATACCCAGGGGCGATAAAGAAGTCCCTTGGATCGACAAGTGAAAGCTCCACCTCTCCACCCTGGCTCTTATCTGGGTTGTAGCCGAGTTTGAATATCGCGTGGCCAAAAACCATGGCATCTACCACCGCACGATAAAGAGTCATCTGCATATCGAGAGCGTTCCACAGATACTTCGTCACATGATTCAGGGTAACCCCTATCTTCTCCATCCAAGGGAAGCGAGGGGCAATCCGTGTAATCGGGCGATTATCGGTAACCATGGGGGCGACAGACTGGATAGCCGCAAAGATCGTGTTGTACTGAACCTGAGATCGGTTCTCACCTTGGAACTCTTCATCGTCAGTCTTCCACATCTTGCCTTCAAACAACTCAAGGTTACGAGTCATCTGCTCACGAACTGGTTTCGTCGTGGTAAAGATGTCGTCTATTTTGCCCTTGATAGTCTTTAGCTTGTCATCCTGTGCAGTCTCCTCGGGCATCAACTGAGACTTGGCCTTTCCGCTGTATTCCTTAGCCATTGGCTTTCTCCTTGGCCCGTTTCTCGGCACGCTGCTTAGCCTTCAAGCGACGGTCATAACTTTTATGGTCTACGCTGTCACCGCCATATTTCTCTTGCTTCACAAATCCGTTGGCAGCGGCATAGTAGTCCCGCTCTTTCGCACTCTTGAACTTCTTTCCTAAACCAAGATTCGTCTCGTCTCCGTGAAACCCACCATTAACCCAATCGATATGCCCCAACTGAAAGCTAAAGACCCGCTCCATCTCATGCCCCTTCGGACACTCTTGATGGGTCAGATCATCGCTGTGGGGGTCGAGGGGCACGGTATAGTCCTTCCGGCATTTGTTGCACTGGAACTCGTATATTACCACGCTGTCCTGGCTCCCTGGCTTCGTTCAAGCCCTTTCGAATGAATTGCTCAGGATTCGTCACCTGAGCTATCAGTTGACCCAGCGCCTGCGGGTCCATTTCCTGAATTAGTTTTTCCATCATCTTTCTTCGGTCTCCCTCGCTTTGGCTTCTCACCTTCAACCATAGCGATAATCTCCTTGATCTCAGCTGGGCTCCACGCCTTCTCGCCTGAACCAAGCGCGATCTCTATCTTCGGACCAGTAATGGCTTTGTTGCCCCGCTGCTCAGCAGTAGGAGCTACAATAGGACCACCAGATTCAAGAAGATCCTCAAGGTCTTCAACAGTCACCTGTCTAGGCCCCCGGCCAACCTCAATCTCTGCTGTCACGTAGTTACCGACGAGTCTTCCGTGCTGACCATTGCCCTCATTCTTGCTGACAAGGCCCATCTTCCAGAACTTCCAGGACGGCACTTGCTTCGTCCCAAGCTTCTGACCCTTCTCGTTTTCGGTATAGTCCCGCGACATTATCTTCTGATACTCCATTTTCCCTCCTAGTTCGAAAATACACGATCTCTTATATTGCCCTGTTTTGTGGGAAAAAACAAGCCATCCCATTGTTTCACGGTCATATACGGTTGCGCCTCGCGTCCGTTGCCCATCCAATGAGCCGGGGCGAAGTAGGGAACCGTCTGTACCATCATGCCAGCCGCATCCAAAACATCATCATCATTCTTCTGCGCATTCGGGTTGAAGAACGACATCTGCTTGAATAACGTCTTCATGCCAGGCAGAAACAACGCCCTCTGATCCCTGACCATCGCACCAATGGTACGATTGATCTTATCGGCCTTATTCGGGCTCCCAGCACCTCCACCCTGACTCACAGGCCAAAACTCAGGGTGACGCATCTTCTCCCGCCGCTCTTTGAACTTCAACTCGTACAGAGCCTCTAACCCTTCATACAAAAGGTTCTTCTCTATCCCTATCCGTCTCGGTTGGTACTTCTCAGTAAGCTCCACGAGCTTGTCAGCCAACTGCTCTGTCCTAAGCGCGTATCCTTCAGCCTCTACGAAGTACAGCCTATCCGGGGCGCTCTCACTCACCGCCGCTACACAGATACCAGTCTTATCATGCCTCTTAGACCGGCCCGTAGATGGGTCAACCGATATATAGTATGCCGGGTCATTTGGGAAGTCGCCGGCCAAATACTGCGGGTAGGGAGGAATAAACATCCTGTCAGACTTCGGTAGAGTGTTGAGACAGTACTGCGCGGCATACAGATACGGCCCCATGATCCTCTCTTGCTTATTGAGAAAGTCCTTCGTGAAGAAGGGGTAAAGTATGTTGCCGTCTTCTGTAGCACCGGGAATCGTGATGATCTGTTCTTTCTCAAAGAGGTTGTCTTCTCTGATCGTGGCATAGAGGTCCATCTGGTGCCACGGAGTTCCAATGATCTTCTCAATAGCTCCAGGGTCTTTGATAGCCTGTACAGCACCCCACCAATCCCTGATCTTGCCGATCTGATCAGCAGTAGAGACGTTCTTGTCATCAATCACGTCATCGTAGTAATGGAAGTCATAATGCCGCCCCGTTGCAGTAGACCCGACTCCCCATACCTCGATCTGGTTCTCATTTGGCCGCAATTCCCTCTTCTGATCAACAGGGATCTCTTCATCTTCCTCAACATCACGAGTAATGGTCATCTGAGTGGAATTGTTGACCTCCCACTTCTGCGTGTCAGCAATCAACCGGTCAGGGAACAACTCCAAGAGCTTCTTGTTCAAAAAGGCGTTCTTGATCATCTTCAACTCTGACTCAACCAGCTTCGCACTCTTACTCCACAGCCCTATACGTACATTACCAGGATCTCTCAAAACCGTCTGAACCAACCATACAATCCCAACCGTGGTCTTCATCATCCCTCGCGAAAGATGGATCAGCGAATCCTCAGGCTTCTGAAGATGGTCACATAGCCGCTCATGAATAGGTGGATACCACCGCTTCCTCCCATTCAACCCCTTCGCGTTCTTCAGGTTGAATACCTCTCGGGCCAAAAACCCCAAGTCAGTCAAACACAACATCCTCAGGGCAAGGTATTTACTCCTATCCCCAGCACCAGCCTCCTGATACTCCTTGACGTAAGACTCATAAAGCTTAGCTGAGCGCTCTTCCCACTGGTTCATAGGCCCTGAAGTATGATCTCTACTGTGGCCGGGTCAGTTAACACTTCAAACACATCATCCTCAGTCCATACCGGATCTCTCCC